ATAAGAAGGAAGAAAATAAAATCCATTACTCGCTGATGTGCGAATTGAAGACCACGTATTTCCATCAGCCGTCCACCAAATAGGATCATCAGTTGCAACACCCGCACCATTATAGCTTGTCACATAAAAGTTAGTAACAAATAAAACAGGAGTTCCCGTATTTGCAGAAGTGGTACTACCTCGCCAGTTAGTAGCCCAAAAATAGTTATCATTACCGCCATGCCACAACGGCGCAGTTCCTGTTCCTGATCTTTCCCAACCAGGATTAGAATAGATATAAGCAAATTGAGTATCGAATGCATACGTAGGGTGATCATTTATATCGCCGTTAAGGTACTGTGTTATTCCCATTACCGGCTGGCCAGGATACCAATAAACAATAGTTCCATCTATAAGTCCAGTCGCTGATATAACAAAATTGCCATTACTGATATCGAATGTTCCTGTGCCTACATCCGTAGAATACATATCTTGTGGACCGGTAGTATCATCATAAACGGTAAAGAATTGATTACCTACTGAAAAAGCTTGGCCTATGTTCCCAAATGTTGATCTGCTGCCCGGAACGGTTCCAATTAAACCTCCTGAAGTAGTTGGTCCTACATTAATACGTAAGCGTGATAATTGAGGAGTTATTCCCATCAAGGTTGAACCAAATCGCTTTCTTACTCTTCCTCGGAATACATAAGCATTCTGGAGCTGCTCGAACGCATCATCCATGATTTTCCATGGACGTTCATCGGTCTGTAGCCCTGTCGAAAAGGGCGATATGAGAAAACGATCTAATGGCATAATGAACTCCTAATATGATACAGGTATACCAATAGCCAAGAAACTTAAAAACTCTCCAGCGATTGCATTTCCGCTCCAGGAAATCTTAAAATTTGTAGTGGTAATTGTGCCAGCCTGTACCGAATATGGCCGAGATGTAGTTGTAGAATTTACCTGTGGAGTGAGTAGAACTTGAAAAACTTGAGAGAATACGGGTATGCCGGCCCCACTAGGAAAGGGAATTGGTGTATTAGCTTGAGGTGATCCGCCGATAGGTACCGAAACAGTATTCCACATGAGTAAAATTCCAGAAGGTAAATATGACCATCCAGCAGAAGCTGCTCCCGGACTGGATACTGTACTCAAGATTGAACCCGTTGCAGGTATCTGAACAACAGTCGCCTGGTTAGTCTTATTTATATACAATTCATTCTTTGACGTCACAGCATTAGTTGCAGAATAAAGTGCTATATTCCCCGCAGGAAATGTTATGGGAGGAATAGAACCTGCTTGTGAAGCAAAGTACACGTAATTAAACCCAACGGTGCCATTTAAAGAGCTACTTGCCGTAGCACTATTACCTGCAATAACTCCTAATGCATTGAAGTTACCCTGTATATCAGATTGCGACTTAGACAGTTGGTCAGTGGCTAATGGAATATTATATTGATAAGCCATATTAATTTTCCTTATGAAGTAATTTATGTAATATATATAACCCAAAGCAGATCAAAGAAATACATAAAAGTAAGTACATGATCATAATAATCCTTTAGAAGTTTGATCCACCCCAACCCCAGAATCCACCATTTCCACCAGGTCCAGCAGTTTGTTCGGTGTAGATAGTAGCAGATCGCTCATTAGTTAATTGAACGATAGTTCTACGCAAGCATAATCTCTCTTGCTTCATATATTCAGGCAATATCATTTGAACTGATTCTAAATCCATACGATCTTCAAATACTTTTTTAGCAGTTCCATAAGCGATATATTGCCACCATTCTTGAAGTTGTGGTATAGAATTGGTAAAAAGAAGTTGTGTAGGCCTTACAAATACTTCAAAGTTAATTTCATATGGTTGATCAGGAACCGGACGCACAATGAACGTATTATCGAAATAACATACTGCTTGAGGAAGAGATACTTGCACTTGAACGGTCTGACTATTAATAACAGCACCAACGGCGGGCGCTACGGGAAACGTGATAACGTATTGACCTGTTACATAGTTAATATAATTAAAAGGATTAACACAGTTGGTAGCATTTATATTACACACCGTTGTTCCAAAATAAGGAGCACTTACTAAAGGTGATGTAGCTTTTGCCGCTTGATACTCAGAGCTATTAGGATCATATAAGTTACCGTAAATAGTAGGTTGCCCTGTGGTTGCATCAAGAACAGGTATATCCACCAAAGAAAGACCATTGCCATAGATATCAACAGAATCAAAAAGCACTTCACCTTTAACAAAACATGTTTGTTGGGACTGTCCTGGACTTACAATAGCACCTTGAGCATTCGTAACTACACCAGAAAATGTAGTAGTTGCACCGTCACCTGCAGCACCAATTTGAGATATATTGGTTATATTAGGATAAATATTAAAAAATTGCTCGCGTGATTGTGTATAGAATGATTGATATCCTGCAACATACAAAGGAGGATTTATCGTTAAATATTTATTCTGAAAATCATAAAGAACTTGTGATACAGCGTTAGCAGCACCACCATATCCCTGAACATTAGTATAATACACATCTTGATAAGGATTAGTCCAAAACTTAAATCGTTGATGGAGATTAAACATGCGTAGATGTTCTGGAAAATCATACATAACGAATGTATTTATATAATTATTCAAATCATCTGTTGTTAACTGAGCTTCTGCTGGGCTACGAGTTAATCTTCTAACTTTTTGTTGAATTGCTGCCAGAGAATTTCCTGGCGGATTTGTTGGATAAGTTGCCATATCTCTTTCCTAGGACGCTTTGTAAGGCAGCACGTTTTGGACCGCTGCAGTTAAAATGCTATTGTCTTCTGCAAATGCGACAGTCTGCGCATATTGGTTTTTTTGTGGAAATGTGCTCGGTGTCGCAAATGCAGAGTAAAAGGTTGTATCTATCGGAATATCAAAGGTCGTACTTGATGTTACAACTATATTGCCAAACTGTTGGTTAGCCTCTTGCATACCATACCCTAAAGGTATATCTAAACGTATCGTAGTCCCCGTAATATAGTTGTGGGCGAATGTTGTTGTTACTTGAGCGGGAAATCCATTAGTTATGTCAGATATAATCCGCATTGCGGGTTTAAAAACTGGATATTGATATGCAAGTATGGCCATAATACAGTCCTTCTTATAGTGATTCTATAGTCACAAGTGGTTGTCCTGTTGGTGTTAGATCTTCAATATCTACGAATTCTAGAGACTGAAAAGAACATCGCCTTACCTTTTGATTAATCTTCATGGTAGGCATATTATTTTCATTCATCATGTATGAGTGAATGGGATACCAACAATCCTTATTGAGATGTTTTGCTACACCGAGCGGTAATGTATATATCTCGCCATCAACAAGTTTAAAATTTTCAACGTCATCTTCTTTCCATTTCTTGAAAGAGAATTCCATTTGACCACCTGGCACTTCATGAAATCTGAATATACCTTTGACCATCTCACGATCTTTATCGCGTAGGTATTTGTAATTAGGCTTTATGGGCGCTGATAATGCTGATGTTGTGGTGACCGATTCAGAATGTGTTTGTCTTGCCATACTAGTTCCTTTTAATTTAATAATCAGTGAACCTTAAGGGCTGCGGTTGGCAGCCCTTAAGATGTGCTATATTACAGTCCGCCGTAAGTAGACTTACCAGCAACCCAGTACATAGTGTCACCAGTTGCAACGTTTCCAGATGTCCAAGCAAGAGAACCAGATGGTCCTAAGATTGGCGTAGTTAACGCAAGGCCGTTTCCGCCATTACCAAGTATTATTCCTAAGAATCCTGTGTTGACCGTTGAGTCAGCAAGAATTCCTGTGTTAGTGTTGTAAATTTGAACACCAGCAATCATAGGTACTTGTATAGTTGGGCTTGCCAGAGCAGTAGCAGTATCTTCACCAAAAGGTATAACTTCTGGGAAAGAACTTGGTTGCTGAGCAAGAGTTGGAAATGTAAACGCGGTATAACTTGTTGTATCAATGTTGATAGTGAAGTTATAGTCATCCACAATAGTTTGAATAATAGCAGAGGTAGAGCTATAAGAAGGATAATAATTATTCAAAATATTTGGATTTAATTGAGTCATTCCAGAAACTGCAGGAATATTAAACCTCACTTCTTGTCCTGGAGTTAATCCATGAGCAACAGAAGTACTTACTTGAGCATTAACTGCTTGAGTAATATTAGTTATAGTACGTGCACGTGGGTAGAAAAGAGGGTTAAAGTTAATAACACTATATTTACCTGTACCAGTAACAATACCACTATTATTTGCCAAGGCATTAGAAGCCGTAAGAAGAGTAAATGCAGTTGTAGATGTTAAACCACCAACAACAAAATCAATACCACCAAGAGGTATTTGAGCAGTAGATCCTGATGGAATAGATAGCCTTACAATACTTCCTACAGATAATCCAGCATTACTTGCCGTAACAACAGGTCTAGTAACGTTCGTTATAGCAGTGAAAGATACAGGAGCACCAATAAGCGGCAAAGCACCTTGAGTTTGACCAGATGGATCATAAAGAGTAAATCCACCAGCAACTAATGTGTCTTCGTTTACTGTTGAAGCAGTGTTTGATTTATATTTAACTAAACCGGTTCCTGCAGCCATGCCGCGTTGCCAGTAGAATTCATATCCTACATAACCATTAGCCGTGCCGTTATAATAAGCACCACTTGTTCCGTTGGTACCAGCTTGGGTATAGTTACGAACTTTAATCCAATCTACGCCAGAAGGTATAGCTAAATAAGCAGCATTTGATTGGCCTACAGAAGCATTACCAGCATTTGGATTGGTTAAATTTAAGGAAGAAGCAACAAATGTTCCTTGTCCTAATATAGTTCCGTCCATGTCATTCTCCTTAAGCTAATGTTGCGCGAAGATTTAATACCCACAGATCATTAGTGATGCGTGGAACTTCAGCGAATTTATAGCCAACTGAAGCATTAAGCGCCAATGGGCCATCGTATATAGGTGGACGATAAATAAAGCTTGCACTGTATCCATCTTGTTCAATACATGCATAAGCTTCCATACCCACACAGAAAATGTTGTACACATTTTGCATCAGAGAAGAAGCATTAGGAGTTACTGAACCAATAGATGAGATAAGGAAACGAAGGTTACCAATCGCGCCCCCAATTTCTGTTACTTTTATGACCTATTATCTAGGCGGGGAAACCTCTTCGGATCTCCCTCTCTACCTTATCGTGTAGAGTTCAGACTATCGCATCACCTTAAAAGGCGTCTCAGGGTTTAGTCGTTCAGGCTGCACAGTTTCCCTGCTTGCCCCTTGTCACCGGTTAATTAATTGACATAAAAAACATGTGTGGTATCATTATAAATATAACTTTCCTTAAAGTTATATTTTAATAATATGCCGTGAGAGTACTTGATCGTACACAAAAATCTCACGGTTTTTTCTATCAATTCAATCACTTCGGCCTCCAAGTCAATTACCCAAGATTTATAGTGAACTAGGCAAAAATTAATTCACTCTTGAGAGCATTCATAGGAGCTGGATATTGGTTCTTTTGAATAAAGCCAGCAACGTTATCCAAGTTACCTGTAAGCTGGGTTGAACATAATGCAAAATATGCATCACGAACTGGAGCTGTACCAAACTTGTCTTCACCTTCGATGTTATCCATGATGGTGTATGCGTTGTTATTTAACAGAGCACGCACAATCGTATCAACATCAGAACGTGTAATTTCAGTTGGGTTATCACCGTTCACACCACCTGTACAGTTGATAAAGCTAGCGGTTGAAGCAAGCATATCTCTAGTCAACTGATCTTCGGTTTGACGAAGAGAAACACCAAGACGAGCAGCACATTCATTTAGTACAGGATCTTGGTTTTGTAAGGTAACTTGTTCGTTAATAGTTACATACGTACCATAAAACGAAATCTTCGCATCAATATCCACAGCTGTTAGTTGTTGTGGCGGAGGCGTAACACCAGAGTTTCCAAGTGGAACCATAGCGGTGTTTAAAGGATTATACCTACGCATACGAAGGGTAGTACCACCATTACGCGGCATCTGTTTCTTCATCGCAGGAATTTTATGGATCATATTTGGCACGGGTACAGAAAGCAGCTTATAGCTGAAGCTTTGTTGTACTGGTGCTGGAAGGGACGATGTCGTAGTTATTGACATAAGATCTCCTTGAAGCTGTTAAAACTATACTTCAAGCTGACGAGGCTTACATTGCGTCATCGGAGGACGAAGCCCGATTTGCGTCCAAGTTTTTTTTGAAGGTAGCGAACTCCTTCTTTGCGCTATGGGTACTATACTACAATGAGTAGCTAGACTCAACACTGCTTGCCATAGAAATTAAGGATTATAGCTATAGTACCTGTTATAGCCGCAGTACCGATATTACTAATAATAATGGCTTTATTTTCTGATATTTTTGATTTTATTTTCTGGGAAATGGTTTCATTCCTATGATCACCAATCTGATCACGAATGGCCTGTATTAATTGAGGAGCGCGATGTTCTTCCTCGTCACTCGTTGGATATACCGTTATCTCATCAAATGTTCTTATGGTTACCTGATGATGTTGTGGTGGTTCATTACACAATAAAGAAGACGTGATACATATAAAAAAGAGACTGCGATGATTCATATGACATCCTTTTTTTTATAACCATAATTATAGTTTAAAGTGCCATTTTTAAAGAAACAAGAAAATCTTGTTGCACGAAAAATAAATTTACAGGTTTAGTGCAACAACTATTCTATTAAAACGCAACACGATATTTTAGTAAAGCAACGTATAGCAAAATATATTTTGCTATAGTATTCTAAATATTAGTAAAAACAAACACCATTATCGCAGGGAGCGGATCATATGAGATCTTATTTTCTTAGAAGTTTTCTTCTTTTTTTATCTATTCTTGGTAGCATTAATTCTCATCCAATTCCTCAAGGATCCTTTGGGCAATTACAGCGGTATCAGATCGGCCATATTGTACGATCTTCAGGAATAAATCCCTTAATTCCAAAAACACATATTCATGAGCCATTTCATAAGCGATTAAATTACCAACAAAGGCGTCATGTTGGTGGCGCAATACCAGCTTTCACAACGGTGGTACCGGCTCTCGTTAAATTAGGAGAGGCTGTTGTTAGTGTAGCACTCGGTCTTACCGCAGTAGGATCTGTGTTAGAAACGGTCAATAACACCCAAGATTCGAATGTTGCACTTACACGCGCTGAACGGAATAATATCGCCCTTACATGCATACAAGAAGTTCAGCAGAAATATCATGTTGACGGCGTAAGTGACGAAGATTATAAAGCGTGTCAAAAAGCAGCAATTGAGGTTATTGAACAGTCAGATGGTATGCTCTTTGATGACGTAAGAGAGGCGATAAAGGTAAAAACCAAAGAAATACTCCAAGAAAGTTATTGGAAAAGAAATCCTGAAAAACTGGCTGAATATAATAGCTATGTTAATAGAGGAACATTTATAACCCCCCAACATATAAATCCCTCTATTACTATTTTGCCGCCATCCCAAGAAATAATAACACATCCTCCCGTAAAGCCTGAAGCTGGTGGATGCCAATTGCCAGCTTACGAACCTAATCTAAAAGACTTCATATTATCTCATCCACCAGTTAAGCCTGATTTTAAATTACCTGGTCAACCGATTGTTGAACCCAAGCCAGAAGATTTTATTTTCCAAAGAAGGGAAGAGAAAAAGCCTAAAAGGGCCGATATTGAAAAGCCTAAAGAGGAAAAAAAAGCTCCTAAAGAAGATGACAGCGTACGATACGATAAAACACCCGATAGCCATCCAGAAATTTTTAAACCTGTTAAAGGAACGCCTGCAAAAGAATGTCCTGATGGAAATAAATGGACAGATGATAAAAGTAGACATGGTGGAGCGCACTGGGATGTTCTAGGTGCAGATGGCAATAGGCTCAAAGAAGTAGCTAGAGAAGATGGCAAAGTTCTTTCCCAGGGGCTTAAGGGCGATTCGAGTAAGTTTAACTCAACATCAACAGATAGAAGCACGCGAGGAGGATCAACACCCTTCAAATCAAAACTTTTTAATGCATCAGTTACTCTAATAGGTGGATTTACCGCTACTGCAGTTGTAGATGCTCAATTGAATTCTCTTATCGCAGGAGGCGGAAGTTCACAACCACCTCGTGGAACATCGTATGGTACGATTGGGAATATGCCAATGGGACCACAGATAACAGGAAGTACGCCGATAATAATGACCTCATTTGGCATATTAGCTCCACATTTAGGTAGATCAGGCCAGACGAGTATAGGTGGCGATAAACAAGCTCAATTAAGCGCAGTATTTAATAAGCAACCTGGTGCACAACCGCATCAAGCAAATCACACTTCTACACCAGCTGCTGGAAAAAACGCTGAACTTACTAAATCAGAAATTGCTAAGGAATTTGGCGATAAAAAAACATCTGAAACAAAAGAACAAACATCTAGTCAGTCTCAGCCGGACGCTATACAAGTAGCCTCTACTACTGGACAAGTTACTCCTGTTTCAACACAATCGGTACTTACTGCTGCACAAGTTGCTGCTACTGCCGCGCAAGCTTCCGCTCTTGCTCCACAGGTTAATGCCGTTACAAGTGCTGAAATAAAAAGTACTCTATCGAAACAGCCAAATTCATCTAGTAGCTCATCTAGTAGTTCGCCTGGCACATCGTTTGCTTTCCAGCATGCATTAGAGCAACTGAATAGAAGCACCCCTACCGAACAAGAAATAAGAAACCATGCAGAAATAGCACGTCAGCAAAGATCTTATGATTATTTACACCAGGACGACGGCGGATGCACTGTATCATAAATAAAGGATAACTATGAAGAAAAAATATAGAAAAATATCACGCGTAAGAAGACTAATTTGTGTACAAAATCTCATTTGTGCCATAGATGATGCGCTCCTTATTCTTATAAAGCATGAATTAATAACTATACATAATTTTAGAAAAGACATTGTAAATACGATTATTAATTATATTGGTGATGCGGGGGTATTAAAACCTCAGTATAATCCACCGTATTATCTGCAAAATGGTTATTATACAAGCATGAGTAAGATGACATTAAAGGACAATACTTTCATAGCTAAGCCAGAAACAGAATATGGCACATGCTCTGAACAAGCTGAGCGGTAGTTAGATTTCTGCAATATAGTCATATACGAGTGGGGTTGATGCCTATCCACTCGTATATGACCAAATACTACAAGTCTTGCATTTCAAAATGGTTAGAATCAACGAGGTCTTTAAAATCACCACCCCATCTATTATTGACATTGAGTGTTTTCCAATAATTTCCGATGGCATGATATGATTCGTAATCAACAAGATACTCGCCATCACTATTAAATAAATTTAGATCAACTGCCAATCTTTTACAATGAAGAGAATCTACTATTCCTTTACATTGCTTAGCGTAGATTTCTGCCTGTTCCTTAGATCTAAATGCCTCACCAAAAGTACAGCTATATCCTTGCTCATTGATATGCATAATAAGATATGCAATATTCTGAGCACATGTTATCTGTTTTTTGAGTAGTTCCATTAGTTAGCCTTTCTCACAGCTTCCATTTCTCTACGTAATTGTTCTTGAAGTTCAGGCGTCAATCCATTAGAAAAAGCATTGGCTTTAGACAAAGGAGAATCGCCTGACTGGGTAGATGATACCGCAGGAGATAATCGTGGCTTAGAGATGTTTTCTTGTACGCGTTTTTTTTCAGCAGCATAATCATTGCCTTGATATATACCACGTTCCTTAATAGCTAAATATGTGCTTATTGCTGTTGCATAAGGATTTTTTTTAAAATCTAATCCGCTGGTAAATTCTGGATCCATATATTTTAGTAATTCAATATTATCTCCAGATACTACTTTATCAAAATCAGGATATTGAGATTTAATTTTATTTTCTATAGTTATTAAGCGAGACTTTTCTTGCTCTTCTTCACGTCGAACGCGCTCTTCTGCCGCTTGTCTTTTAAGTATTTTAACTTGTTCTGCCAATGATTTAACATGTTTTATTTCTGCAAGATCATCATCAGCGGCGTCTATATTAAAATCTTCATCAGGTTGCGGCTGATCAATACGTTGCTGCTTTGATCGAGCGACATCATTACTAGCTTCACGTTCATAAAGCTTTCTTAAAAGTTCATCCCGCTCACGCTCAGCTTTTTCAGTACGTTGAGCAAGCTCTCTAAAACTATCTGCTGGAGTTTTCTTAACAGGCTTGCTTTGCTGGATAGAAGCCGGTTCAAGATCATTTTGTGCTAATTCTGAAGTCGGGTTACCATTTTGCACAGAATCTTGTACATCATTATCTGATGATGGTTCCTGATTTGATGTATCAATACTTTCTTGTTGCTGTTGTGCCTGTTGCGCAGTTTGATTATCAGCAGATTTCTGTTCGGCCGCTTGATTTAGTTGTTGTTGTAAAGAAGTATTAGGAACAACATTCCCATCACGATCATACTTAATATCAAAACTCATGTTTCTCCTAGGCTATAATTGGCGAATCGGGCATCTCGCCATTGAATTTTTTCATAAGGTTAAAGAGTTCACCTTTGGCAAACATCAAGCAAAAATCTAATAATTGTTTTTCGTCTTTGTGGACGAGTAATTGATTTTCTATAAGATGAGAAACGGTATCTTTTGAAGGAATTGTCCATATATAATCAATCTGTCCATCTTTTCTGTTATACCTATAAACGCTTTGGTCATAGTTAGGCGTTGGGCATGTCGATCGATGAAAAAAATAATTCCTAAAAACATTAGGCATTAATTTTTCATTTTTGGTTATAACTTCTATATAAAAATCATGGGAATATGTTTTATAACCATCATCTACGCGATCAAGAAGATTCTTCATATAATCTTGTTGCATCGCTTCTTGCTGTTCAATAACAGATATTTTTTCTGGTTTTTTTTGGCTTAGTTCTAATGATTCCTGGCCAACTGTTTTTGTTTTTTTGGGCGGTAAAATCATCTACTCTCCTTGTGGATATTATCCTTTAGGTAATGGATGAGAGGTAATCATAGTAAGTACCCAATACGTTACCAACCTCTCATCATTAACTCTATCTTCTAGACACCCCCGCCATGAAGACAACGGGGGCATAGAGAAGTAGTGCACTATACTAGCAAAAAGTATAAAAAAGAAAAAACCCACATGATATGTTTATATCACATGGGTCAAAAGGAAATAATGAATACTCTTACTATGCCACTATCTTTTCTTTTTTGGAATCTTTTCTCCAGCTTTTCGTGCCTCGGAAAGAGCAATAGCTATTGCCTGTTTTTTATTGGTTACTTCAGGACCTTTCTTTGATCCACTATGAAGTTTACCTTCTTTCCATTCATGCATGACTTTTTCTACTTTATCATGCTTTTTTTTCTTTTTGGGCATGATTTTTTTATGCATTTTTTCTTCTTTTTTATGTAGTTTTTCTACTTTTGAATGTTCTTTTTTTTCTATTTTTTTCACAGCAATCCTAGTAAAGTTTATTTCTAAAGCTTTGATTATACATCGCTAAACGCTCTGGAAACTTATGAGCGTTAAATTCTCTATTAATGACCTTAGGAGAACAGTTTGCCATCGCATTTTGATCTTCTTGTATCATGCGCGCATCTTGAAGCTCTTGTCGCCTACGTGGATCTACATTACTCATAGATGTATCACGAAGTATGAATTCTAATTCCATAACTATTCCTTAAAAGAAGGGAGGTTGCACGGACCTCCCAACTGTATGATAACTATCTTACCAATCGAGTATCTTCATAAGCTAATCGCTCATCAATTTTCTCTTTTGTTTGGCTGCCTTGATACTGCATATTTTGAGGTTTTCCCAAAATCTTGAAGAATATCTTGGTAGCTTTATTTTTTGGATCTCTCACCATTGCTGCCATAATAAACCTAATATTTATGGGGTTTAAAATGACGTGCACGTTGTGAATCATCTTTATCCATTTGCATGTCGATTCCACGTATTGTGTCATCTAATGGTTCTGGCATATAAGGACCAGTTTTTGGATACGGCTTCATCATAACTTCTTGTGGCATGTTAGCAATAGCGGAATGATCTTCATGGATCATTCCACCGTCATGCATTTCTTGATGACGACGAGATTCTTTGCCTTCATAATAACCTTCTCCATAAGCCTCATGTTTGCGAGCACTCATTGATTGGTGGTGTCTTTTTGCCATAATAGGCCTTTCTTAGTAACTGCGTACCAACCGTCGACAAATTGTCGACAACTGACGCAAGGGTAATCCTCTAACTATTAGAGATTTCACCGGTCATCTTAGCATCATGTAGCTGTTGCTCAAAGATTTTATTTTGATTTTCATGACTCGCTATCCGTTCTTTAGATTTAGCATAATAGGTTTCATCTTTCTCTATGAGGATATAATCGCGCTTTGTATTAATTGCCGCAATTGCTGTAGTTCCAGATCCAGAACAATTATCAAGAATAAGATCGCCTTCATTACTGTATGTATTTATGAGCCATTCAAAGAGAGCAACAGGTTTTTGAGTGGAGTGAATTAATTTACCATAATCTCTTTTAAATTTGAGAACGCTTATAGGGTATCGTGTACCATCATTTATCGTGGGCGTCCTTTGCTTTATAAGTCTTTGGTG